TCAAGTGCAGGTATCTGTAGTGATGTTTCAAAATGTACTGAGTTTTCTGTTCCCCATAAAGTTCCTGCCCATGCTGTCGCTGCAGTATCTAAATGTGGTGTTAGAATTGCTTGGTCTTCATCAGCTGTTGCTGTTGTTGCTAAAACTCCAGCACCCGTTGTCGCGAATGTGCATAGAGCAGTAGTCATGTTAGTTCCTAATGCTTCCCAGTTTCTATTTAAAGCTCTTTGAACTTCAGTTGTAGATACTGCGTCAATGTCTCCATTGATACCAGGTCTTTGTAAGAAGTTTTCTTCTAAATAGTACCTTCGTGCATCCTTTGCAGGAGTGCCATAAGTTCTATCATGTACTACACCTGTTGATGCAGTTTTACTTATAGTTTTAAATCCGTTCTCCGATCTTACGGGTCCCGAAAAAGTTGTGTTTGCCATGTTATAATCCTCCTAGATTATGCGAACGTAGTCTCTAGGTCGTCGCTATACTCGTCTACGTTCTTAATTTAATGTATAGTAATTTTTTATAGCGCAAATTTTGATTGAGCGCAAGGTATCTTGTAGTAAAAAGTTGATTTTTGATAGCGCTTAAGTGGCTATCGAAACTTCGGGCTTGGCTTCGTTTACTTTAATTTGAAGCGTATCCGCTTCAAATTCTTTGGCAACGATCTCTTTAATAATATCCTGGATTTTTCTATTAATTTCAATCATCCTGATATTATGCTTCCCGTCCTTCAGGTGCTCTTGTTGCCATTCTAACTCCAAGGACCGTTTCGTATTGTACAGGTCTTCCGTCATTTGTAACCTCCTCATAGGTTATCCATTTACCACGTTTATTGGTAAATCCGTCTTTTTCGAACTTTACCTCATTTTTTCCCAGCTTGTCAAGGATAGAATTCTCAATATCTTGAGGAGTATCATTACACAAGATTTTAAAATCTGCATAATAGCCATGATATCTAATTTGAATTCTGAAGTTTTTCATAGGTAATTTCTTACTTTATAGTTGAAATGAGGCGGTTTTGAGGCCGCCTCATTAATTTGTCTTAGTTGCTATTACGCACCTGGTGATCCGAAGATACCTCTCCAGTCAGACCAGCCGAAGCTGTATCTTTCTCGAGCTTTGTATCTAACGTTACCAGTATCAAAATCGCCTTCCATAGCAGTTTTGATTGGTGCTCTAACAAAGTGTTTTAGTCCATTTGGTACATCTGTTTTAATGAACCAAGCATCTGTATCAGTTAAGTAATGATTAACCACATAACCTTGTGGAACCATTCCCATAGATACAACTGCATTGATGTCATTATCAGCTGTTCCAACTCTACCAGGAGATTTCATCAATCTCTCAACAGTAAATTGAAGCGCAGAAGGAACAATCATTTTTTTCCCTTGAGCCGCAATTTTTAAACCACGTTCATCAGTAAGCGCAGCAATATCAATTAATGCTTGCTCTAATGAAGTTTCGTTTAAGTCTGCCGCAGTAGTAAGTTCATTCTGCTCTGTACCAGCTACAATAGCGTGGTCCGTTGCACAAAGTTCCTTACTGTCACCGCCAGTATATGAACTGTTAAACGCTCTGTTTAACACGTTAGCTGCTTTAACTTGTTTAGCGTTAGCCATAGATCTAGCTAATGCTTTTGTATAACGAGATGCGATTCTGTCATACAAATTGTCCTCAACCGCTTCTTCAGTGATTGCGAACGCTAAAGCAATTGTTTCATGCGTATAACGAGCAGTGAAGGTTTCATTAGCGCTGTCAAAAACAACCCCTTGTCCTTCTGCTTTTACTTGAGCATTTGCAAATCCAGATAACATAACTTCTTCTTCAAAAGCTCTGTCTGAATTTTCTTGATCAAATATTTGCGTATGTTCGTTAGCATAGTTCTTGTATTCCAACCCAAATAAAGCATTTAGGCCAGGTTCTAGTTCTTTTACTAGTTGTCCTCTTGATATAGCCATTAATTATACTCCAGTTGTAGTTGTTAAGAAGTGTTCGATGATGATCACTTTAAAATTACAATTAGCAGCCGTTAAGTCGCTATTGTCTGGGTCATCAGAAACATTCATAATACGAAGATTTGCTGTCGTCGTCGACTGAGTATCCGTTAGTTCAGTTTTAGATATGTAGTGAGGTGCTGCACCTGCCGCAACGGCAAAGTCAGCATTCGCTCCGATATCTGCTTGAGCAGTTGCTCCAGCAGCGTCGGATTGTACTTCATATAACTGAAATGGATCATCATGTATAAAACCTTTAATATCTGTTGCAGCATTACTTGCTTTTAAGTTATTTGCAAAAGTAGGTTTCGACGTCGTTGCGTCAGTAAAGAAAACACCCTGAATAGAACCTAACAGTTTTCCGTTATCGGTAACTGCTGCTATTGCAATACCAGCTCCTGATGCTTTAACAACATCATTTTGGTAGATTGCAGAAGCGCAAGCTGCGATTTCGTATTCTGATAGACCTTGGGCGTCTCTATTACTTCCGACTTTGCCAATTGGTCTTAGACCAAAGGCAGCGTCTTGGTTAGCCATGTTTTTTCTCCGTAGTTTACAGATTGCTCTGTAAACGGTTAATAAAATTTCGTTGGGTTAGGAATCGCTAATAAATTAGTCTTTCTTAGTCCCACCGAAGGTTACACGAGTCTGCCTCTCAGCATTGATCGGCATACTTGGGTGCTGATCCTTCAAAAGATCGCTTTCAATCGCTTCGTCTTTGTCTTGAGTTACTTTTTTAAAGTAATCATCGCGCGCTTTGACGATCTCTTCTGGTATCCTTGCCAGCAACAGGCCACCAACTCCGATGATCCCCTTGTATTTACCTTCATTCATCACTGGATAGTCGGATCCTGGATATGCATCAGCTCTTACAAGCTCGTATCCTGATCTCAATCGACCGGCCATGTTCTTTGTATCATCAAAGCCCATAGTCTCGGCTCTTATCCATCTATGATGAAATCCTGCAGGTGCAGGGGGTGCATCTAAAGATGACGGTGGAGTCCAAACAGCTTTTTTCGTAGTTTTTTCTCTGGTTTGGCTCGCACGGGAAGTTTTTACTTTGTCTTCGTTTTGCATATGCTTATGCCTCCTTCGTGATTTTTAATTGTTTCGCATATTCTTCAAGTGGCACACCTAGTTTTTTAGCGATTGCTACTTGAGACGATGTGAGTCTCACAGTTTTGCGACCGGGGTGAACACTTCGCTTCGCTGAAGCTACTATCTGTGTTCGGTTAGTCGATTCCTGGGACTTAGTATTATCAAATTTATGCGGGAAGTCAAGTCTCATTCGCTTGTCTATCTCAGCATAATATTCGGGTGAATTAGGGTCGAACCCTTCTTGCTCAGTTAGTTTTTTATGGTAATCAAAAGCCGTGTAGGTCATGGCGTTGTCTTTACCAAACCATTCATTTTTTGAAGCCCAGTCTTCAGCCTTTGGATCTGGAGGTGGAGTTCTTCCAACCGTATCTTGTAGAGTCGGAGTTCTAACTTCCTGTTCCTTATCTTGAGACTGTCTGTCTTTTAAAGCATTTAAACGCACTTCTTCAATGCCTAGCTGTGCAATGGACTTTTGTGCTTCCACTTCAGCATTAATGTCACCGGCTTCTCTTGCCGTTGTCAATTTAGCTTTAGCTGCATCCATTCCAGAGGCTACGCGATTTTCTAAAGCCTTAACATAATTCGGCTCCATTTTTGAAAACCTTGTTTTTAATTGAGAATGTTCATACTGAACGCCTTTGGCATAATCAATTGCAGCTTCTTTTTGTCGCTCTGCTTCACGCCATTTCTTCGTTAACTTGGAAATTCTCTTTTGAACGCCTTCACTGTATTGTTCGAGTTCTTGTTTCTCTTCCGGTTTTTCTTCCGGTTTTTCTTCGACTTTAGTTTCTTGCTTCTCGTCGCTTGCTTCTTGTTTCTCTTCAACAGGTTCTTTTACCGGTTCTTCTACCGGTTTAAGCTCTTCTTCTTTTTCTTCTTTGATTTCGACATCCGCGCCTGGGCCGGTTGTATCGATATCAACTGTTTTTTCTTCGTCTGGCATAGTTCCTCCTATGGTTAATTATGATGAAGTACAGATTCAGGATCTTGTATCGTTCCTAAAACTTCGTCGTCATTTAATATACGAACTTCTCCGCCTTCGATGGGTAGTCTTGATCCTGCGTAACGTGCAAATATGACCCACTGTCCTTGTTTGCACCACGGTCCCGTTGGAAACTTTTCCTTATCATGATAGGCCAACGGACCCATCTTGAGTACATAACCACAATTCGTCCCCACACGTAATTTGTCTAGAGATTCTTGTGCGATTAAAATTCCACCTTTAGTTTTCTCCTTTGGTGTAAAGGGTAAGACTAAAAGTCTCCAGCCGCTAGGATCAGGGAGCAGGGATTTTTGTTCTTTGATATTGTCAGGATTTAAAGGTTCTTTTTCTTTGTATTTTTCTTCCAAAGCATTTTTATGTTTTGGTACTTCCTTTTCCGATGTCGATAACGTTTCCTTGTTCATCTTTTTGCTCCTTCTGTTTTAGCAGGTTAGAGATTTCC